TCAGCCGAGCATCACGCTGCGGCGCATGCCGGTCTCCAGCGGCACCGCATAACCGATGAGACAGAATTGGTCCAGCGCGAACAGTACCACGCTTTCGATGTTTTCCGCTTGTGCCAATCGGGCTTCCTTGAGCCAAGCCGTCGTGTAATCTCCGATGCCGACCAGGTGGCTGCGCTTGGTTCTCGGAAAACCCTTCGTTTCGCTGAAATCCATGGAATCGCGACTCAAGTTCAAGTTCCGGGCGTAGGTGTAGCTGAAGCTCTCTGTCTTCAGGCAGTCGAGCTTCGCCGGCGTCCATTCCGCGTCCGCAAAGTTGACCAGCCGATTGAGCGCCGTGTCGTTGACGTCGGTGGGGTAGAGAACCTCGAAACGGCAATTGGCGTACGTCGCGCGCACGTGGTCGATGACCGTAGCGGTGAAGCTCCCGATCAACGACGGGAGGAATGCGACTTCCTCCGGATAGGACGCCGGGTTCTCTTGGTTGGTCGTGAACACGTGCATGGCGCGGCTGTGGGCGTTCTGGAAGGTCGTGGTCGTGTACTCGTCGTGGAATGGCATGCTGCCGGCGTCCGTCCATTGTCCGGAGACGCTGTCCCAGCGCGTTGGGAAGTACCACCACTGAACCTCGCCGAGTTGCACAAAAGGCGTCACTCCCGCTTCTGTCATCACCGTGGCCATTTCGAGGTGAACCTGCTTCCAGAAGCTGGCGCTCGTCGGAGAGAAGTTTGTCTGCAATGCTGGCGTGTTCAACCAGCATGCGCCGCCATCGGCATGACGTTGCGCGATGCCTGCTTCCACCGAGTCGTCCCCGTGCTGCAATTCCAAACTGAACGCGGCTGCGACGTCTATACCGTAACCGTGCAGGGCTTCGTAGTAACTCCGGCTCCAGTCCCGTACCGCGCGGTTCAGGCGAAGCTCGGCTTGCGTGTCGGTTCGCCATTCGCCATCCACGCCGCCGGTGAGCGTCTCCGAATTCACTTGCGCGTGGAACTGCCCTGAAGTCGGATCGCCCTCTACCTTCAGCATGTTGCCATTGGTGCCCATGGCCCGCGCGTGGATCGTGAGCCTCGCACCGTCGGCTTCCGCGCGAACCGCCATGTATCCCCGGTTGATCTCCAACTCAAACGCTCGTGCCATGGTTTCGGCCGTGTCTCCGATTCTGTTCACATGCGCCAGTTCCAGCGTCTTCTCCGGCGGTTCGTCGGTCCTGCCGATGAATAACTTCGTCACGGCGCTGAACTGCGGCGTGCCCACGAAATCCACGGTCGCCGAAGCGTACTGGTGATTCTTGCGAACCAGCTCGTAAAACCACAACGCCCCGACGTAGTGATTGGCTCGCCCGTGAAACCCCAGTTTGTGCATTAACCATGCCGTGCGTTCGGGAGCTAGCGCGATCGAGTGGTCGGTGTCCCAGTCCGTGGCCAGAGTGATCTTCGACTCCGTGTCGAAGTCCGGCAAAGTCGACGACGGAATCGCTATCTCGAAGAAGTCGAGGTGGAAGTATTCGTTCGCCACACCGTCGTGCACGACCGTTACGGTGTGTTCTCCCGCGGCCAACTCGCCGAGCGGCAGGCGCACCAGGACATCTTCGCCGTCGATCTTGAGGTTTCGGGTGAACGCAGCCGCGCCGTCCACGCTGATCGAAACTTGCGTGCCGTTGAAGCAGGCCCGCGTACCCAAGTACAACGCATGCGTCTGAGGACACCGGTACTCGCACTGTGCCGTGCTGGCCGGCGACGTGGTGTGCCGGATCGATCCGCCCGAGAAGTTTCCCCGCGCGCTCTGCCAGGTGCCTGTGAAGACTAACTCCGTCGAATCGTCTTCAATCCTCCTGCTGCCCGGCCCGGCGACCTTGTACGATCTTCGCTCTCCAACGACCGTCCAATTGAAGACCTGCACGTCGAACTCGCCGCGGGCGAATTCGCCCCGTTGAAAATCGGCGGCGTAGGTCCATCGCATCTTCCGGACTGATTGCATCGGGACGGTTCGATCGTCGACGTCCTTCAGATCGGCGAACTCCAGATCCACGCGCCACTTCGTGGGCGACGTCCCGCCGCTCAGTCTCGTCGACTCCGGAGTCCAGACTTCCGTCTTCGCCCCGGCCACGTAACCGTACACTCCGATTCGATTGCCATTCGCGCCCGTCGTGCTGTTCTCCGGTGTCTGCCCCGCGCCGATGTAGGTCAGCTTGATTTTCGAGCCCGTCCTCGTGGCGCGCATGGTCTGCGAAAACGAGTTCACGCTATCGACAAGCGCTTGAACCGTGGTCTCCAGTGTGTCCGAGTAAAACAGTTGATAGGTATGGTGCTCCTCCAGCCAGCTCAGCCCTACGTAGTCTCCCGTGGTCGCCGTACCCTGCAGGTCGAACTCGGCTGCTGCGCACGTGTAGGAGCCCTCCACCGGCGTGGCGTAGTCGAGCAGTTTGACCTTGTACAGATCCTCGACGCCATTCTCCGACGCCCAGATGCGCAAGTACGGCCACTCAACCGTCGGATAGAGGTCGCAATCCATCGCCATGCAGTTCTCTCGCGTCTCCTCATAGGAGAGAGTAAGTCCGCTGAGATCGCTGTCGGGGAGATTGCGCAATACGGGGTGTTCGAAGACGTTGTCGCGATTCCACTCGACCACCGCCCAGTCGAACTGCTGTCTCCACGTGCCGCTCACATGGAAACCCGTGGCGCCGGCCCCGCTCAGGGCGGCGATGGCCGATGGTCGCTCGAAGTAACACTGTAAGTCGCGGTCGGGCCGGAGTTTCTCCAGCGTTTCTGGCATCTATGTTCCTCACAGCCTCACGATGACCGTGAGGTCGCGCCCTGGTGTCGTCTCGCTGGTTTGGCCGACGGAGAGGATGTCGAGCTGCAGGAGCGCCTGCGCCTGAAGCGGCGGCAGCCCGAATCCGTCCACGACATTCGATTGCGTCCCGCCCGTGGGTATCGTCAGTCGGCAGATCTCGTCTTCGTTTTGTCTCAACCGTAGCTCGACCGGAGCGCCGGTGGGTGCCTCGCCCACCACCGCGAACAGATCCCGCATCGAGTGAGGCGCGTCCACGACCAATGCCGGCGCGGCGCCCGATTGAATCGCCAGGAATCCTTCCACTTGAATGGAAATCTGTCCTCCGGAGAGTGTGCGCAGACCTTCGCTGGTCGTTCCGGTAAAATACTTCACTGCCTTGGGACTGCTCCCCCTGCTGTTGGTCACAAACAACTCGGCCGACGCGATCCTCGCTTCTGGCATGTAAATCGGACAACTGTAGCTGCCGCTCGATGGGCTGCCGAAGAAGTCTCTTGAGAAAGGCAGAATGAAGATCTTGCGCACGAGGTGATAAATCGGAGCATCCACTGCGTGGCTCTCGGCCGGACTTCCGTGCGCGCTTCGCTTCACCTGGTACCACGTGCCGCCGGATAGTGTCTCTTCGATTTCCAGGATCTCCGAGCCGATTTGGATGAGATCTCCCGCTTGCGCTCCTCCGGCCGAGTTTAGTTCAACGGAGGTGTCGGTTTCGCCGGCGGCGGCGGCCAGTTTCTTGGTGGTCGGACTTGCCAGCTCATCCCAGTAGTTCAAGCTCAGCGTTCCGGCGCTGATCGTGCGCGTATTCGTCATCTCCTCGAACGCAACGCCCGCCAGCTCCACCATCCCCTGCCCGCATGGAATCAACCCGAACGTGGGCAGGCCCGGCATGTCCGTGTCCAACTGCGCGCCCGCCGCTCCGCCTATGCGCCAACGAGTGAGGGGAGAAAGCTCGTACGGACATTCCACGCCGTGCGTATTCGCGGAGCGTCCCGAGATATGCACCGTCGCCGAATCTCGATTGGGAACCTCGAACTCCACCGGGCTCGTTCGGCCCAGTGCTCCGAAGTGCCAACTCGATTCCGACACCACGAAGTGGCTGGTCGCGTTCGGTTCGACGGTCCACGCGGTCGCGAGCGTGAGTGTCGTGGTGGTGTTCGACAACACGCCCCGCTCTTGTCCCGCCCCCCGGCCGCGTGTGATGCGGACCACCGCGCCGCGCAACTCGTTCAACAGCATCTCCAGCGACTCGTGGCCGATGGTGTCCGCGCCGTGGATCGTCACCCCGCACTCGGGCTGCAATTCCAGACGCCAATAGAAGTTCGCGTGATCGAAATTCTCGTCCGGTGGCGCGTCCAAACCGCTCGCCAGACCGCTGTCGGTGAATCCCGTCGCGATGGGGCACTCGGATGCGACGCGCGCCAGTTGCATGGGGCTCTTCCCCCTGTACACGTGAAACCCCGTCGCTCCGCTACCCAGACTAATCTCCCGCAGCGTCACCTTGTTCGTGTCGCCCGTGGACGGAATCGTGGCGCGGACCACAAACGAGAGACTGCTTTCGTTGCCCGCGCCATCCGACGCGCTCACGGCGTAGTAAATCGTCTGCCCTCCGGCCAGAGTTCCCCCGCTCGTCTCCACCGCTCCCGTCAGACTCAGTGTCGGAATCGAGAGGTCGGCGCGCACATTGCTGGCCGGTGCGGAAAACCCCGCCTCCAGGAGCACCGCCATGCGCCCATCGGTGCTCTCCGCCGACTTCTCATGTATCTCGAACTGCGCTTCGCCGTATTCGTCCCGCACCAGCCCCGCCAATGGCCGCGGCACTCCAATGCCGTATGGAGATCGTCGACGCGTGCGAAAGTCCCTGCCGATAATTCCGTTCGCGTCGTCATACCAGGCATCGTCGTGGATCTGCGCCGTGATGGTCGCGGTTCGGTAGTTCAAGCTCGGAACGATCTTCGTGACGCGAAACGGCTGTCGCTCGAATCCTTCCTTGAGATACGTCAGAGTGATGATGTCGCCTGGTCTCAGCCCCACGCCGCGAACGCTCGTCTCGAACTCCGCGTACGTGTTGCCGCGGACTGCCTTGTCGAGATACCGGCGCACGGCTCGTGCCGCCTGATCCATGTTCGGGATTCCCAACGCGGCCAGCGTGGCGCTTACTTCCCGGCCGGCCGAGACGACATCATCCACATCCGCCAGCGAAATGCTGTCCTGCTGGTACTCGTTGAAGGAGTCCTGAAACTCGACGCTCGCGCGATTCGGCGTGTCCGCCGTGCCGCGCGACCATATCCTGAGACTCGGCTCTCCGTTGGCGCGACGAAGAATTCCCGAAAAACCATATGTTCCGTCGCCGAACTCATACGCGGGCCAGCCGCCCAGCAACGCGGTCTGCGCATTGCTTCCCGCGGGTTTACTGGGATTCTGAACCGCCAGCGTGCTTTCCGGAAATAGTTCCAGTTTGCCATCCTCGCCGTAAGTCAGATACAAAGCCGACGCATTCCGAATGCCTCGCAGCACATCGGCGGCACTCCGCCGTTTCCGCAGGACCAGATTGCATTGGTGGCGGGGGATCAGGATTTGGTTGCTATTCAAATCCAGTGTCTGAATCGGTTCATCGCAGTGCGCCGCCGTTCGCGCGAAACTCCCCAAATCGATCTCTTCGTTTTTCCAGCCGGCGCGGCGTAGAACGTCCAGCATCACCCAGGCGGGGTTGTTCGTGAACGTTTCGCCGAGTGCCGAGCCGTCCTCGGCGTAACGCGCCAGCTTGAGGCCTTCCAGTAGTACTTCGATCCGTGGCAGCGTCTTGCCGTCCTCAATCCGGTTGGGGACCACCACCGACACCACCGCCATGCTGCCGTACGGGTCGCCCGCCGGGTTTCCTTGCGGATCGACGAAATCTTCGTTGAAGGTGCCCGCGCGGCTTCCGGACCCCACGGCGTTGAACCACCCCGTCGCCGTCATATCGGTGCCCGCTCGGCCGGCCGGGATCTCGATGTCGTTCACCAGAACCTTCAGGATTCCGTGGATCTCTCCCGATCCGAGTAGTACTTCCAGATGCGTGAGGTTGCCGTCGTTTCGGGCGAACACGATCGGTGGTGTGTACCACGCTGTCCCGTATACCAGTGGCACAAAATCGTTATAGCGGCCTTCGTTCTCCACGGGCCCCGAACTGTGCCAGCTTTTTTCGCCGTAGCTCCGCACGCTGATGGCCGGTGGCACAAACTCCACGCCGCCGAATCGCCGCGTGGCCCGTCCCGCGCTGTCGGCGCGAAACATTCCTCTCTGCTCACAGCTCGTCTTCGTGTAATCGCAGGTGGTGAACGGTTCCGTGCCGTTCAGGTTTCCGCAGCCGCCTTCCACATCCGGTGCGTACCCGCAACCGTGGAAGATGGAGTACTTGCCTTGCTCGCCGCCTTCGGCAGCTTCCTCGCGCTGCGTCTGCGTCGCCGGGAACACCCATGGGCAGCGCCGTTGCACCCGCACCGCCGGCAGCAGCATTCGCTGCAACCCGTTGCGGCTCGAAAAACTCAACCGCAGCGTCGATTCCGTGATCTCTTCTGGCGCGTCGGCAATTCCGCGGAACAGGATACGGTCCGTCGTCGCGGCGTTCCCCGACTTCAGGTTGAAGAACACGAATCGGACCGTCAGCCGGGCGCCCTTCCAGCCCGTGTTGCGCTCGATTTCAGAAAACCGCGAGTCGGCGTTCGCCAGCGTCACCGACAACTTCGACACAAGATCCACGCCGTCTTCGCTTCCGGCCTTGATCTCGAACAGGTTGTTTCGAAGAACGCGCGCCTGGTAGGTCTGCCCGTTGTACTCGACCTTGTGCGTGCTCCATCGCTCGATGGCGCCCGAACTATCCTGGCATTCGAACAACAGCAGCGGCGTCTCGGTGACTTCCAGTTCCTTGAGTTCGTGAATGGTCGGCATGCGCTTCAATTCCCCCGTCTGGCCGCGACACGCACGCGGCAAGAGTGCCGGTTCGGCCCCTGCGTCGTCACTGCCAGGCTGTCATCCATGAACCGCGCTTGCTCGTACACGCCTCCCAGCCCCGCTGTTGGTTTGTATTGGGAGGCGCCGGTCTGTGCCTCCACTTGAAGTCCAAAGACATCCACTGTCCGTCCGGCCGGAAACTCCAGTCCGAAAGTCGCCGTCTCATTGGACAAGCTCAGCTTTGACGAGATCACGATGCGCTTCCACCCCGCTCCGACCGTGTAGGTGTGGCGATCCGTCCCGGCCGCGCTGGATCGATACGCCGTGAGATCCCCCGTGTAGTCGCTCCGCGCGTACACGCTGAAGCAATACTGCAGGCGCTCGGGCGCCTCGATCGTTTGGTCCATCCGCTGTGCCGCTTGGCCCGTGTTGGTGACCCTCGTCGCCCGATTCGTTCCCAACGGGTCGGCCATGCCGCTTAGTCGCTCCATCAGCGGATCCTTGCGCCACACGTCCGCGCCGAGATCCTCGCTCCAGCCGAGTAAGTTATCCGCGGGGTCCAGAAACGTGAACGTCTGGAGTCTGCCCTCGCACGCCTGGAATAGCGTCCGAATGGCGGCCACCTCGGCGTCGGTCAGATCTTCGTAGGTCAGCGCCCACTCGATCCGCGAGCCCGCCGGGTCGCCCAGCCTGCGTGTGCCGCCGTCGGCGAGCGCGTTCACCACCGTTCGTTGCACCAGTCGCTTTTTGCCCGGAAACTGGCCCAACGCGCCGGACTCTAATTGTGGGAAGCAGAGCATGCTAAGTCCTGTTCTCCCGGATCACCAGCGCCGTCTTCGCCTGCTGCTCCGCGTTGAACTCGATGGCCATCTCGTCCTCTTCCAAACTGCAGTCCGCGTAAACCGTCCCGTCCCAAGGGTCGGTAAACTGGAAGGTGCCGAGCGCGCCCTGCGAGGCGTCGAAGAACTTTTCCAAGCGCTTCAACTCCGCGTCCTCCAGCAGATCCAATCGCACCATCCATCGCTGCAATGGCGCGCCATAGCCGCGAAACCGCTGCTCGCTTCCGTCGGCAAACTGCAGGACCTCGGTCGAAAAGCACAGTTCCCGTTCTGCCGGATACTGCATCACCGCGCCGGTTCTTAGTGTTGGAAAGTCCGCCATGATCTGCTACAGCTCCGTGATGACGTCGTTGATCCCATGCGAGTTGAGCATCGCCTGGCGCACCGCTCGTGCGATGTCTTCGCTGTGGTCGAGAAACGAACGGCTGTCCATCGCCTGCACTTGCACCGTAATCTGCGCCGCCGCCCCGCCTCCACCGTGGTTTCCGCCGGCTGCCGGCCGCGTCTCCCACGCCGCCTGTGTGGAAGCGCTACTCGTCTGGCTCGCGCTCCACCCAGGTGTTGCGGTTGCCGTTTGTCTCAATTGCTCCAGCACCGTCGTGGCCAGTGGGATCCCCGTCCCGGTACTGGACGGCAGGCTCTGCATGAGCGCTTGGGAGACTCCACTCCAAGCCTCGCTTGCCGTGGAATTCTCGGTCGCAGCCTCTCTCATCAACCGCAACTTGTCTCCCGCCGCATAGTCCAGCGCATGGATGCGGTTGTCGCTAGCTCTTGAATACCCCCCAGTGATGTCCACCGCTACTGGCTTCTCATACTCAACCAGTGCCGCCGTTTCTGCCTCTTTGCTGCCGCCGCCGAATAGTTTCATGATTCCCGAGATCAGTGGCGAGATCCCGAATCCACCACCGAAGACGCTCGACAAGATCGACGACGGCTGCGGCACGCTCGATAGCGCGAGACTCCCTTGCGTACTCGTGTTCTTCGCCACCGCTGTGGTGTTCTCGGCCAGCACGTTGGCCTGCTGTTGGCTCGCCTGACGGAGTTGATCGAGGTGAGAGGACAATCCGCTCATCAGTTCCGCGGTTCCAGCCGTGCTCCACGTAAGGTGCTTGTCCAGCGTTTCGGCGACGCTTTCCGCCACGCTTCCTCTGCCGGCCGCCTTCGCCAGCACCTCGGCCAGGTTGTTCATCTGCTCATCTCCGGCCATCTCTGTTCTCCTCCATCAGCTCACCTTCCAGAACCAGAAACGCATCCGCCAATCGTGCCGGCACATCGTCCAACGTCGGCCTGCCGGTCAACCGCCACGCGTAGAACGCTTCCAGCCACGCCACGCTCTGCGCCGTGATGTATGATCGCGGGCATTCCTCTATGGCCAAGTGGCGGCGCACCCAAACCGGCCGTGGCCGTTCGTCTTGCGTGTTTCCTATCCACCCGCAACGCCGCACTTGTTCCAGGCCTCGTCTCCGGCACTCTCCGCACTTCCACCCGGCCTCGTTCGCAAACTGAAAATGGAAGGCGGCGATCAGTTTTTTCGTTCTGCTTCGCTCATCCCGCACTCTGCCTTGATCAGACCGAGCGCCTCCTGGCAGAGAGCCTCCGGTCCCGCCAGGAATAGGCCTTCCGGCGTGGCCGTCTCTCCGTCCACCTCCAGCCCCTCCACCCCGATCAGTCCCCATTCCAGGTAGGTTCGATCGATCTCGCTTGCCAGCAGGGTCGCCTCGATGTTTTCCTTCGGTGTGCCGCCCGCCTCGAAGAACTCCGCCTTCTGCGCCAACTCCCGGATCCTGCGCGTAAGCTCGATCCGTCGGCCGAAGGAGACCCGTCCGATTTCAAGCGTCACACCTGGCCACGTCTTCGACTTCGCCTTGAACGTGCTTGCGTATTTCATCGCTCTCGACGTCCTTCCCGCCAGCCGTTTTTTTCCGGCGTGGTCCTCGTTTTCCTCTGCCCGCGCCTTCCTAGCCGAACGCCACGAAAATTTCATCGTCCATGGCCCCCTGCGCGCGGCTGTTCCTGAATTTCCATTGCAGACGGTTGTCGCTGTCGTCGAATTCCGGTACTTCCGGAATCACGCTCATCAGGTACAGGCCGAACAACTGCCCCTGCTGCTGACCGAGTTGGAACATGATTGAAATCGGCGAGCGGCTCCGGGCTGCCTGATACAACGCCCGCGTCGAATCGTCGTCCTTTTCGTACAGGCTGAAGTTCATGACCACGTTGCGGATGCCGCCGGCCACCCCGTGCGGTGTTTCGCAGCCGAACTCCCGGTTGCGCAGGTCGATGCTGTTCTTGACCACCAGTTCCGCCGACGTGATCGTGCAAACCCGCTCCTCGATCGCTCCCAGCCACGCCTGGCCCAGGTGTCCCGGAACCACCGCGTAGTCGAACGCGGCGCAAGCCGGCTCCTCCGGAAACGCGCTCAAAGCGCCCTGCCCTTGGTTGAAGCTTCCGCTGTCGATCAAGTCCGAGGCCAGTCCGCTGAATTCGAACTCGTGAAAGTCGCCGTCGATCGTCACCCGCATCTCGTCCATCGCCGCGCCCGGCAATAGCCGTTGCACCGCCGTGCCCGGACTCCAGTAGTCGAACACGCTTACGCTGGGCAGGTCTGTCGCCGGCGAGTATCCCACGGTTGCGCCGATCGCCGAACCCGCCGCCGGAATCACGGAGAACGGCGCGTTCAACAATACTGTCTGCGCATCCATGATCGAGGACACAAAGCGGATCTCGTTCCCGGAAACCACCGCCTGGCCCGGCGCCAGTCCGTGCGGACCGGCAAAACCCAGCGTTCGGGTTTCGCTGTTCGCGGCCAGCGTGGCTCCCGCGAAAATGTGCGGCCCCCCGCCCAGCGCCGCGCGAAACAGCGGGCCATAACCCGGTTCCACGCTCTGGTTCGGCCAGCTCGTCAAGTATGTCTTCAACGAAAACTGCGTCTGCTTGCGGATTCCCGCCGGCAGACCCGCGAACGTGCGGCTCCCCGTCTTGTCCTTCCTCTGGAGACGGTCCACCGTCTGCTTCGCGGTCAGCTTCACGGCCGGAAACCGGTTGTCGCTCGTGATCGCCGGCACTTGCCCGTACGATCCTTCCGGCGCCGTGTAGAACCTGTTTTCACTCGATGAAATGTAGCTAGGCATGCTCCCTTAACCTCTCCATGGCTCTCGCCTCTCTGGTTTCGCGCCTCGCCGCCTGGCGTCCCCGTCGCCCAGGCCGCTCGGCCTACTGCACGCTTCCCTCCACGTCGAATTCCACCTTCGCCGTCTGGATGTGATTCTTCCCGCCTTTCTTTACGGCGCCGAAGTTGATTTCGTATCCGCCGGCGTAGTACATCCCACTGCCCCAGTCGCCGCGATGGCCGTCCAGTACGCGTGTCACCGCGTCGGCGTAGCCGTGCAACTGGCTCTCCAGCCCTTCCAGACGGTCTTGGGATACGCGAATCTCCACCACCATTCGCACGCGTCCGGAAAACGTTCGGAACTTCTCCCTCATCTGGTTCGCGACCCGCTCGCAGTAGACGTGCACGGCCGGGTACTTCGCTCCGCCGCCCCGCTCCGCCACCTCGTACGCCACGTTCTGCGCGAATACCTGCTCCGGAGCGATCTCCGCGAGATGCACTCGCGCGCTTAGCGCGGCTTGGCGAACGCTGCTCGTGAGTCCCTTCGTGCTCTTCAATAACTCAGCCACGCATTTGGTCGTCGTGCCAGCGATTCCAGCCATCGTCCTCACCCTCTCTGCAGGATGCGATCCACCGTCAGATACGCCTCGGGCTCCTGGCCCTGTCCCGGCTTCCGGCCGCTCGTCGGCCCGGTCTCCGGCGCCGTCCACTTCTCTCCCACCGCGATCGCCGTCTCGCCTTGCAGCGCGATGGCCTCCGGCGAAGTTCCGGCGTACACGCTCCATCCGCGCGCGCCGTTGGGCGCGTCCTTCGCTTCCACCACCAGTAGCGCGCCATCCGGCGTGTCGTACACACCCACCTCGCTCGGCGCTCCTTCCGCGCCGCTCGCGTCGCGCCACGCCACTTGCACGTAGTAGCGCGTCGCAATCCCGCTCCCCGGCGTCGCGCTCATCTCCGGCTCGGCCGCTTTCCGGATCGGTGCGCTCACCACCCCCACGCCCGTCTCCCGCAGCATCCGCGCCGCCCACTGCGCCAGTTGCGCGTACTCCTTCCACTTGCCCTTGTGACGGTCGTTGAGCTGGCTGTTGTAGGCGTCGCGATACGCCACTGCCAGCGTGTGGAACACCAGCCACTGCTTCAGTGGCCGCGTCACCACTACGAGGCCCAGATTCGGCCGCCCGCTTCCGTCGCTGTTCCATGCTCCAGCCCGTGTCCGCCGCAGCAGCGCTTCCAACTCCACGGCCACTTCTTCCTGCGACAAGGCCAGCTTCGTCGTCAGGTCGATCCCTTCCGTGTGCGCCACGTCCAGGATGGAACTTTCGTAGCCTCCGAGATCGTCAATCGTGGCTATTACGCCGTCGGTGAAAAGAGACATGGCCGTTGCCTCACTTCTTCTCTTTCTCGCGCAGGTTGGACTTTGCCAGGCTCAGCGCTCCGCGCAGCATCTGTAGTTCCGCCTCCGGTACCACGCTCAACGCCACCCGGCTTGCCGCCATCGCCTGCTCCGCCACTTTCCGCGCCGTCCTTGCCGCGTCGCGGAATTCCGCCGCTTCTTCCTCCGTCCCCAGGCGCGCTTTCCCCTCCGCTACCATGCGGGCCGCCACCGGCCGCGGTACTTCCGTCCTCACCCCTGCTTTGCCGCCGTCCGGAGTCTCATGGCTCACCAATACCGGATGCGCGTCCACGATCTGACTCTCGATCTGTCTCAGCTTCTGGTAGAAAACCTTCAAGTCCATACGTTCCTCGCTTCAAGTAAATCGGTTCAGGACCATCGTCCAAAATGGGGACTGGCTCGAATTTCGCTGCTTTTGCGAAACTTCGTGCCTGTCCCCGATTTTGCCCACGGGGAATCTCACTCCCCAGGGTCTGCGTCGCACTGCACTAGCTGTTTACCTGAACGCCGAAAGCGTTGCGCAACACCGCCGTGCCGTACAGCACGTCCACGGTGAACTGCTGCGCCAGCGTGTTCGGTTGATAACTCATCACCACGCGGATCCCGAAGTTTCCCAACTCGGCGTATTCCGCCACCGCGCCCGTTCCAGGAAGCGGTTGCGGCAGACGGCGAACCACCAGACCCAGCGCCGAGCGCCCGAAGGCCAAGTTGTGGATCGTCATCGGCGTGCTCCCGGTCTTGGGCACGAACTGCGAGCGGAAAACGTAGAAGTCCTTGATCTTCCCCACCGTGCCGTCCACCAGAGCCCGCAGGCCCGCCTCGCCAGCCGTGGCGTACTCGCTGAACCGCGTGATCTGACGCAGTTGCGAATACGTGCTGGCGTCCACCACCAGATACTTCGGCTCGCTCGCCGGAACCTTCGCCGCAAACAGCGCCGTCTCCGCGGCGTCGATCGTCGCTTCGGTCACCGCTGTCGAGGCCGTGCCCACCGGCGTGTTGGCCGTGAAGCCCGCGTACAGCCCCAACAGGTCCGACTCGATCTTTTCGGCCAGGGCCACCACCGCCGGCTGCATGTACAGCCGCAGCAGGTCGGGAACCGCCAGAACCTTCGTCACATCCGGGATCTGAAAGGTTGCTTCCGCGTGCGTGTTCAATACGATCTGGGCGTTGCCCAGAGTCGGGTTCTGTGTCTGAACGCTGCCCCCCTCGGCCAGGTTGTTCGCCACCAGCGTCGCTGGAATTGGCACGTTCACCGTGTCACCGGCCTGAGCCAGGGTAGCCTCGAAGTCCCGGTTGACAAGGTTACCCATGACCAGGTTCCCCATCAGCGCTGGTAAAGCGTCCACCGCCACGAGTTTGACAATCGCGTTAGCCACGTTTGTCGACGTAATTGCTGACATTCACCTTCTCCTTGTCTGATTTCGCGGGCGCGGCGATGCTTCGCCGCGCCCGTCGCCTCTGTGTTCCCCAGGCCTCGCCTCGCGCGCGCCTGCGGCTTCTGCTCAAGCGCCTCGCATGGTCTGCGACGCCACTCGCGCAATCTCTTGCCGGATTCGCTCCAGCTCCTCGGCGTTCATCCCCGGCCGCAGCTTGTCCAGATCGGCTCCACTCACGCCCGCCGTGCGCTGCGTCGCCGCCACTCCCGAGCCGCCCGTGATCCGCGCCGGGAGAAACTCGGGATTCTCGCTCACGAACTGCGACAGATACTCCCGCGCGTCCAGTTCGTCCTGTCCCGCCCGCGCCACCAGCCGCCCGTCCGTCGTGCGTTGGATGTCGTCCTTCACCGCCTTGAACGCCAGATCCACCTTCGCCACGCCCAGTCGCTGCAGTTCGTTGCGGATCTTCCCCTGGCGGTCCAGTTCCTCGGCTAGCTGCCGGCTCCGGCGGTTCTCTTCCACCACATCGTTCAAACGCCGCTCCAACTCTTCCCGCCGCCTGCGCTCTTCCACCAACTCCGCTTTATAGGCCGGCTCCGCTTTCGCCCGTTCCGCGCTCACGAACTCCGTGATCGCTTCCCGGATCACCGACCGGACGTCTACCGGCGGTTGCTCCGGCGTGTTCATCTCTTTGCTCCGCTGTTCTTCCATGCCTCTCCTCTTCCGCCTCGCGCGCCCATGCGCCGCGCGCCCTGAACCCTCTTCTCCCGGCTCCTTGTTGCAAAACTCGCTCCGCCGTCCACCGGTGTCCCAAGTCGATGAAAACTCCCGGAAGTCGAAGAAAACTCCCGAACCCAGGTGGGCCTAAATCCCGGCGCTTGGCCGCTGGGGCTTGGCCCTGGGTTTGTCGCGCGTGCCCTGGTTGCTCTTCTGGGACACTCCCGCGAACCACTCGTCGATCTCCCGTGCGATATGGTCCTTGGTCTCCTGCCGCACGTCGCACAGGTACTTGAACGCCAGCTTCTTGTAGACCTGTCTCTTCAACGTCTCCGACTCGATCCCCAGCCCCAGCAGCTTCGTGGCGTCCTCCAGTTCACTCGTGAAGTCCCCGATGTCGAATTCGTCCAGCCCGCTCACGTCGATCGTCAACCCGTCTTCTCTCGCCGCCTCGATCGATCGCAGCACCCGCTTCAACACGTCCTTGACCGCGTCCCCGTATGCCCGCAGCACTTCCTGCGTGACGCTGTAGTCCCTCTGCTTGCTCAACGCCGACTGCGCCGCGTAGCCGCTCTGCCCCCCTCCCGCTTGCGTCATCAGGTAGCACACACGGTAGATTTCGTCCTTCAACCGAATTAGGTTCTCCGCCGCGAGCTGATAGATCTTGCCCTCCGGCTCGGTCCACCCGAAACGGTCTTCCGGACCCAACTGTATGAAGTAGGATTCCCCCACCACCTGGTTCCACTCGCGGTCCGAGTAGATCACCGGCAACGCGAACAGCCCCATCGTCAGCGCCCAGCTCAGCGCATTGGATTTGTTGAAGTGCTCGAGCTGCAGAAGCCCGGCCTTGTTCAGCAGCCACAGCCCCTCCGACACTTTCAGCTCGAACAAGGGCACCCGCGCCTGCTTCCACAGCGAGTGGCGCCCTTGGTCGATCAACTCGATCGCGGCTTTTCCATCGCCCCCCTCCACCCGCTGGTACACCCGGAATTCCTGCTTGTCGTAGTACATCCACCGCGTTTCGGCCCGATACGCGCCTTCCAGCTCGTCTTTCTGCAGGGACGACGTCCGCAGTACCACCCAGGCGAAATTCCCCCGCTCGTCCAGGCTCCAATTGATGACGTTCTCCGGCCGGTAATCCACCAGGTAGGCTCGCGACGCTCCCGCCGCCTCTTCTTCCGCGCGGTTCGCCGCGGGCCGCTTGAGGCGCGGAAAGTCCACCAGAATGTAGCTCGCTCCGCTGATCAGCGTTTCCGTCATCTGCCGCCGGAAGAAATCGCTCAGCGCCGTGCCCTTCTCATCGCAGTCCTCCGAAAAATTGTTGAAGAACTGCTTGCCGGCCTCGTTGTTTCCCTCGAACGTCAGCACCGGCTCCCGGCGGAATAGCGTCGCGGTGTACCAGTCGATGATCGAGCCGATATAGTTCTCGTAGAAAACCTTGCTCAGCCGTTCCTGGTAGACGTCGTACGGTTCCTTCTGCCGCCGCGGCAGATACAGGCTGGCGCTCTCTTTCAGTTGTTCGCCGCCCGAGTACAGGTCCCGGTACTTCTTCCACATCGCCTTTCGGGCGACGTATTCCGGATGTTCTTGTTCGATCCCTGTCACAGTCTCTTGCTCCTAGCCTCGGGACTGGCTCCTGTGTCCCAAGCCGCCGAAGGCGGCGCGTGGACGCAGGTGCCTGTCCCGCGTGTCCCGGTTGTCCCGGTTGTTTGTCCCAGTCCCAGGTGTCTCAGAACAGCCTTCTGAACTGCTCTCCAATGGGCACCCGCGGCCGGCATTCCTGCCACACCACATAGCCCAGGGCGTCCGACAAGTGCGTCCGCCGCGGATTCTTGTCCTTGTCCACCACCGTGCTCCCCGGCTTGTAAGCGACTTCCTCGAAATCCTTCACCAATTCCTTGCACCGCGGGCTGATGCACATTTGGATTTGCCCATCCGCGGACTTCAACTTCGCGTTCACCAGCCCCACCCGTTCCCGCACCTGTGGATTAGACCTCGGCACTCTCTGCTGAATGTGGTGGTAGTTCTCCGTTTGGAAAAAGCGGCGGATGATTTCGTAGTCCGTCGAACCCGTCGTCTGCATGTGGTTGCCCGACGCGTCCCCGTAAATCGTCACGCCCCCCGGATGTTCCGCGTACCGGTTCCAGAACTCCCGGCACGCTTCCTCCGTGCTCGCCCGGCTCATCACGATCTCGTCCACCACCCGCACGAAGTCGTGCTCGATCTGCACCACCACCGACGACATCGGGTCCACGTTGAAATCCAGCGCCCACATCAACGGCAACCGCCCGTCGATTTCCAACTCCCGCACGTGTTCCCGCCGTTTGAAGGTGTGGTACACCAGCCCCGAGTTGCTGTTCAGGTATTCGCCCAGCACTTCCTGCTCGAAGAACTGCTGGTCGTAGCTCCTCTTCAGCCGTTCGTAGAAGTCCGGAACTTTGTCCAGCAGGTGCCGGTTCTCGAACGGCTTCGCGACGGTCGCTTCGTATCCTTCCACCGCGTCCGCGATGAACCGGCGGTATACCCAGTCGAACCCCTTCGGCGTCCACACGGCGAAGCCGCATAACCGGCCCGCCTTCGGATCCCTCAGGCGCCCTTCCAACCGTTGCCACGCTTCTTCGGACGTGTAGGTCAGTTCGTCCACCCCGAACCACGCCAGGTTTGTGCCGCGCAACCGCTCGAACTCGTCCACGCTCCGGAACAGAATGCGCGATCCCGTGTCCTTCAGCGTCAGCACGTTCTCGGCTTTGTTTAAATCGTATGGAATGCCGTTCTCGTTCAGAATCTCCAGGAACGCGCAGATCGTCGCGTCCCGCAGCATCGGGTAGGTCGGCGCTCCCATCAGCCCCAACCGCCCCGCGTTCAGGTAGCTCAGCTTGATCGCTTCCTGGCATAGAGCTTGGCTCTTGCCCGATCCGATAGGCCCCGAAAAGCCCTTGAACCGCGCCTTCGAACCATGAAACTCCGACTGCGAGGGCAGCGGTTCGTAAACTATGCTTCGGATTCGCGCGCCACATCCGGTGTCTCCACCCATGTCACCTTGATCTCCCTCGGTTGGTTCTCTTCGATTTCTTTTTGCATCTGCATTAGCCGAATGAGATCTCCCAGCGTGGCTTTCAGTTCATTGGCGTCGATCTTCTCCTCGATGTTGTTCACCAGCTTGTTGATTAGGGATGCCTGCTTGTCGACCAGACTGCGGGCTGGGTTCTTCTTGCTCAACCCTTTTTTCACGGCTGTTTTCGTCGTGCCCAT